ATTTACAAGATTCGGTGTTGCCATTTTTTATTCTCCTTTGATATTAATATCCGAAAACCATGGAGAAGACAAGACTTTTTCCATCGGTAGTTGCTATTTGTGTTGAACTTGATGTTGCATTAGTTATTTTTACTCTACCAGTGCCATTTGGAGCTACAGTTACGTCTCCATTAGCAGCATCTGTAATAGTAACAGTTCCAGAGTTTGTTCCACTATTTGTGCTTAAAACTAGATCTGCAGCGCCTCCAGTAGTAACAGTTAGTGCTCCTGCTCCATTTGACGTAAGAGTAGCAGCTGCACCACTATCTCCAACTTTTACTGTATCTGCTGAAAGAACAACATCACCAGTTCCATTTGGAACAATATCAATATCTGCATTTGAAGTGGAAACAATATCATTCCCATTAACATCTAAATTGCCACCTAATTGTGGTGAAGTATCTGCAGCTACACTTGCTATACCAGTTCCAATCGCTAGTGTATCTATATCAGGGTTTGTACCATCGTTTGCTGTTGCAAAAACAATTTGATCACCTTTGTCTGTTGCTGAAAAAGTAAATGAATCTCCTGAACCAGAAGCATATTTAAATTGAACTGTGTAAGCTCCTGAAGTTGAATTTCTTAAAAAATAAAAAGT